GTCGTGGTGGTCTGGGTCGCGTGGTTCCCTCGCCCAGACTTGTCTAGGATTCTTCCAACCGGCGGATCGACTTGCCCCTGCCCTGGCTGATAACAGGGCGTAGTCCCCGCGGCGTCTTGGTACATCGTGCTCATGTCGCTTGGGTCGTACCATACGCCTTGCTCGGATGCGGCGAATAGGGCGCTGGGGTTGAACCCCGCCTTTTTCATTGAAGCCCCGAGCTTCCCTAGTCTCAATACGCCGAACACGGTCAGGCCCCGCTGATGACAGCGATCTTGTAACCGCTATTGGCGGAAACCGCAAAATACTCTGGGCTGTCGGCCACCAGGCGCAGAGTCGCCCCGCTTGCGGTGGGGTTGCCGTCGATCTTCGTGAAGCAGTTGACATCGCTGACGACGCGGATCAGACGGGTGGCAGCATTGAGGACGGCGGATTGTGTGCTCGCGGCCCCGATAGCAACTGTTTGATCAGCCACTGATGGGGCCGCAGCCGCGACCACGGAGCCGCTGTATGGGTCAGGCTGGATGCCTGAGAACTCGGTGATGTATAAGGTTGGCATTCTGGTTTCCTTTTAATTTCAGGCGTACACCCTGTACGGCGCCAGCAGCCATTCGGCCCCGTTGGGCAGCTTGGCAACAGACACACCCACCACAACGTCTTCGCGCTGCGCGTACAGACTTCCCACGATCAGCAGCACTGCCGCCTTGATGGCCTCATTCACTACCATGCCATCCATTGCCTGCCGGTGTGCGACTTTGGCGCGCAACAGGTCATGTCCCGCTGTCTGAATAGCGGCTGCGATGGCGGTTTCGCCTGGAAGCGCCTCTGCCGCTGCCATAGCCGATTCGTAGGCTGCAATGGCCGTGTCCAGTTCGCCGGGGGCCGCTGCTTTCGCCACGCCGAGTCTACGCCCTTCAGGATCCAATCGAGCGCGTCGGATTCGGTGGCATTGGACAGGGACATGGGGTTTCCTAATTGGGGGTGGATCAGGCTTTCTTCTTGGCCTTCGGCGCCGGGCCGTCTGCCTTGTTCTCGGGCGCGGTCTTGTGCGCCTTCACTTCTTCCGCCCAGCCCTCGCGGACTGACACGGCGATCAATTCGGGGTCGGCGGCCTCGAACACCTGGCCGGCCGTGAACGCCTCCACGTTGGTGCCGCAATGGGCCCAGGTGAAGTCCTGCTTTGCCTTGAGTTGCATGCGCGCTCCAGAGAGGGGCCGCGGCGAACCGCGGCCCCTCGTTGTGTTGCGGTGGATCAGGACGCGGCGATCTTCAGCAGCTTGATCGCCTGCGTGTTGCGCAGCTTGCCGCCCACGCGCTTGCGCACGTAGAACTTCACGAAGCCCGGGGTGGTGATGTCGTCCCGGGTGATCCGCATGCCGACGCGGTCGCAGATCAGGTAACCCTCGCGGAAGTCACCGAAGGCCAGCGGGAACGCGCTGGCGGCGACCGCCGGCATGTCCTCGGCCTCGGTGATGCCGTAGCCCAGGAACGTGGCCGGCTCGCCCGCGACCAGCGACGGCTGCCACAGGTACTGGCCGGAAGTGTCCTTGTACTTGCGCATCGCGGCCAGCACCAGCTTGTTGGTGACCCAGCGGGCGTTGTTGCGGTAGCGGGCGCGCAGCGCGTACACCAGGTCGTAGAAGATATCCGCGCTGGTGGGCATCGCCGCGGCCTGGCCGGACGCGATGTACTGCAGGGTGCCGAAGGCGCGCGAGGCGTCCACGGTGGCCAGCGGGGCCGGGCCAGCCAGGAAGCCGGTCGGCTTGTTGGTGCCGTTGCCGGACACGAACGCCGCGCCCTCGCCCTGGGCGATCGCCTCGGCCGCCGACATGGTCAGCCAGTCCTCGACATTGAAGAACAGGTCGTCGAGCGACTCTTCGGACGCCTGCGGCTTGGCCGACGCCATGCCGAAGGTCGGAGCGATCTCGGCCAGGTCGGCCGTGTTGGTCTGGCTGCGGGCGCCGGCCTCGCCAACCCACTCGAAGGCCGCGCCGTTCACGTCGAACAGCTCCTTGTAGTCCGGGCTGCCCACCGTGCGGACGGTAGCGATCTGGCGGATGGGCGAGATGTCCACCGACAGGCGGGCGATGGCGCGCTCGATGATCTCGGGCAGCGCGAAGCCGCCGGCCGAGCCCGTCGAGGTGACGGCCTGGGTGGCGCGGGTTTCGAAGCCGTCGTCGTCCTGGCGCGATTCGACCTTGCGCAGCTCCTTGGCACGCTGCTGCAGCGCGGTGCGGCGCTCGGGGTCGCCCGGGTTGCGCACCCAGTTCAGGAACGCGCCCTTGTACGCCTCGGCCTCGGGGCTGCCACGCTCGGACTCGCGGCCGCCGCCGGCGCCCGGACGGGCGAGCTTGGTCTCGACCTTCTCGAGGCGGCTCTTGGCTTCGTTGAGCGAGTCGATGTGCTCGTCCATCTTGGCCAGCTTGGCGTCGAGCTCGGCGGTGGAGTTGCCCTTCTTCAGCTCGTCCAGGCGCTGGTCGTTGGTGCGCTTGTACTCGTCGAAGGCGTTGCCGATCTTGTCGAGGGCTTCGGCCACCGACTTGAGCGAGGCCTCGTCGCGGGTTTCGTACAGTGCGGCGGCGATGCCGGCCATCAGCAGCTGCGCCTGGAAGGCGCGGAAATTCTTGTTCATCTGGTTCATGGTTGCCCTCCGGGGCATAAAAAAACCGCCTGAAGGCGGCTTGTTATCGGGGTGGTGATGCGGGTCTAGCTGAGGGATCGCAGCAGCCGGTTGGCTGCCTTCATTGCCTGCGCGGCCGATTTCGCGGAATCACTCCGCTCCTCGCCCATGCGCATGACGGACGACACCAGCGCCGTCGCGTCGGCCCTGCTGAACCCGGCATCACGCAGGATTCGCTCGGCATCTTTCGGGGTGGCCAGGCCTTCGCTGGCCTTCACGTTGGTCACCCGCGCTTTTTCGTTCGCCGGGAAGGTCACGAGGGACACTTCCCAGAGGTCGATTTCGGTGAGGGTGCGGACCTCGGTATCGCGGTCGTAGGCCCACTGCTTGGACATGAATCCGATGGACAGGCCGTTCAGGGCGCCCATCTTGAGCAGGGCGTGGGCCTCCTTGCCGCGCACCGTGTCCAGGGCCAGCGAGCCCTTGATGCGCAGGCCCTTGCTGTCCTCCACCATCTCGGTCCACACCCCGATGGGTTCGCTCGGGTCGTGCTGCCAGAGCATCGCCGGCAGCGTGCCAGCGGCCTTGTGGGCCTTCAGCGAGGCCAGGAAGGCGCCAGGCGCAATGATGTCGTCGTAGTTGTCCTTGACGCCGAACACGGACCCATAGCCCTCGATGGTGCCGTCTTCGCTGGCTCGGATCTCCAGCGCGAACGAGCGAACCTCGCGGCCGCCCGGCGCCTCGCGCAGTTCAAGCGCCTGCCGCTTCATCATCGTCTTCATCGGTCGGTGCCTTTTCCTTGCCGCTGGTCATGTTCATAGGGGTCAGGGGCTCATCCAGACCCGGAAGCGGGTCTTTTCCTTCCTCGTCGCGGATCTCGTTGCGGGTGTAGATGCCCATCTCGGTCATCGTCCGGGCCCAAGTAGCGCGATCCACCATCGAGCCGGCGGTCAGGTAGCGCACGTCGAACTCAGCGAACAAGGGCCCGGCACCGTCCAGCAGCATCTCGTCAATGCGCTGCGTCCAAGCCTGGTGCCAAGGCGCCAGCGTGTGCTTTACGTGGGCAGCGAAGAACGCCTCCGAACTGGCGAAGGTGCTCGACTTGTCCGAATGCCCGACCATGATCGGGAACACGCCGTAGCCCCGGCAGATTTCTTCAATCTGCAGCCGGCGCGTCTCGACGTGCTGGGCATCCACGCCGGTCTGTGAGATCTGCTGCCACTTCGCCGAACGATCGAGTATCAGGGGGTCGCCGTTGGCTCTCGGCCCAACCTTGTTCTTTAGCCAGCTGGTCAGCCGGGTGTGCTGCTCTTCGGTGAGGGTGCCCTCGACCGAGTACGTGCCGCTGGGACGCAGGCTGTTTTCGTGCATCGCCACCTGACTGCGCTCGGTCGCTTGGGCCAGGCCGATGGCAGACCGGGCCAGCGCTACGGCGTTCAGGCTGTTCATCCAGTCCCACTGGACGCCCTGCAAAAGGAACACGTCGTCGGGAACGAAGTCCCCGACCATGCCGTAGTCGTCCCAGACGCGGTAGCGCAGGTCGTAGCGCCCGACCTTGCGCACGTCCCAGCGGCCCGGCATAACCGGGATCAGCTCGCGGACGCGGCGGTTGTCGCCGCGCACCTTCAGCGACAGGCCGGTGCCGGTAAGCGCTGCGTGCAGCGTCATCTGCCGGCGCCACTCGAACGAGGTCTGCCATTCGTTCGGGCGGCGGCTCAGCAGCCGGTACTCGGGGACGTTCATCGCCTTCTGGCGGCTACCGTCAGCGGTCTCCCGATAGACGTGCAGCGCCGGCGTGGCGCACCCGTCCGCAATGACCTTGACGCAGGCCAGGACCGTGGCCACCTGGAGCGCCGTCTTCTCGGTCACCGGCAAGCCAGCAACGCTGCCACCGTTCATGCCGTCGATCAGGTTGGCTACCTGGTCATAGGTCAGTTCGGTGGCCTTGCGACCCAGCAGCCGGTCAAGGAATTTCATTCGGCAGCCTCATTCAAGCCTTCTCCCACCACGATTCGCCCTCGGTGGAGGGAGTCAGGGACACGCCAAGCGCCATCAGCAGCGCCACCATGTCGTCGATTTTTTCCGCGCTGCGCTTCTTGTCCGGCGCGGTGTTCATGTTCGCGTCGGCCCGGGCCACCAGGTTTGCCGCGCACCAGCGCAGCACCGGGTCTCCGCCGTGGTGAAGGCGCTTGCTCAGGTACAGCCGTTCTAGCTCTTGCATCGCCGGGTGGTAGCTCTTCGGGCCCTGGATGAACTGCACCAGCGGCAGCTCGTCGGCGGTGAGGCGGTTCACCAGGTCCTGCGCGTTCCAGCTGTCGTAGGCGATCAGCGTCGGCTTGAAGCGCTCCACGTCGGCGCGGATCGCCGCCTCGACCACGGCGTAGTCCACCACGTCGCCCTCGGTCTGCGTCATT